CAATACCAGAAAATAGGTCTAGGTGATTCATATATTCTCCTTAGCGTATAACTCCATGCTCTTCCTCGCGCTCACGCAGTCGCCCAAAAACTTCAAAATGTCCATCGTCGTGCGCTTGGTCTCAAAGACGCGCACATCATCCTCTAGCACAGCGAGATCCATACTGGTGCCGTGTTCGTCGACGGTGAGCACTTCAGTTGTGGGTATAGAGAACAGTCGCACAGTTACATCCTCTGGCTTAATCTTCTCGGCGACATAGAGCATGGCGAGGTAGCAATCCAGCTGGCGATGCTTGTCCACCTGCCTCTGTGTCCAGTGCACACCTGCGGTCTTAAACTCATGCACTGTCAAAGGCGCGTAGTTATCGATGTGCGCGATGAGGGGCACGCGGTTGAACGTTGTCTCGATGGTGTACTCAAAGTGCGGTAAACGCGGGATTTGGGGCAAATAGGCAGGGTTACGCGCTATCTCGTCACCGACCCAGTTACCGAATGTCATGTACTTGGTTGAGTGTCCTTTTTTGCCAAGAACGTAGCGCTCAAACCACTGGCGGTGGGACTGCTCCCAGCAGGAGAGTTGCGACCATGACAGTGGCTTGGAGTGCCAGCGTTCGTATGGGTCTTTGGTGATGCCCTCAAAGGCAGCGTAGAATGTCTCGGGTGTTGGGATGGTCATATTCCTAGTTTTTGGCGCACTTGTTGCAGGTTTTTTCGCCATAGTATTTCCTCTTTTGTTATTGTCTTATAGTAAACTTTTGTGTAATCTTTCTTTTTAGCTTTTGCAGTCATAGCATGTTTTGTATTCACGCTTTTTATAATTTCCACATGGGCAAATAATGTCTTCGCCCCACGCACAGTCCTGGCACATAAATTCTCCCTCATGAGCGTACATGTCTTCCCCTTCAGAAACCCTCCCTGCACATGAAGTACACTTTGAATTAAATTGTGTTTGAAATGGATTTGCCATATTAAAATATATCTCCTTGCTCTGGTAATTCTTCGACCTGCGACCATTTGTAGTACATTGTGTTTGATGCACCGGCAAATTTTTCCTCTCCATATTTCTTGTCTAACTGGGTGCGCGTCAATTTATCCGCAAGCCCAACGTTTACTAATGATGTGAGCGCAGTGCGTGCATAGCGCTCTTGTGCAACGCCCATTTCGACAATATTTTTCACTGACAGCCAGCGATTCTCTTTCTTTAGTCGTTCGAACACGTCATCTTTTGCTTTCTCGGCGAGGATTGGTGCACCCTGAAACTCTCCTGTGTAGTTGAAGTTAAGTTTGTTTTCGTCAATCTGTATCTCGATCTCGAATGGTTCGAGCTTTTGCGTTGACTTGGACTTAAGGTGGCGAACAATGATGCGCTTCGTTCCATCGTCTTTATGTACTTCTTCAAGCGATATATGCCCAAAGACTGCGGCGTTGATTGCGGACGACCCACGAGATGCTTCAGAGTCGGTTCCTTTGTCAAAGGCACTTTTTTTCTTATGGTGGTGTGTAAACACAACAGTAATTCCCTCACGAGTAAGCATCTTCAGGTTGTCCATTATGGGTTGCATCTCTGTTGAGCTATTTTCCTCTGCGTTATGCAATGAGCGCAATGAGTCAAAGAATATGACGTGTATATTGTTCTCCTTGCACTCCTCTAGTAGCGTTTTACAGAAAGGTAAGTCGATTTTAGAACCTTGTGCGGTGCGGAAATATATTGGTAGATCTATTTTTGGTATTGAAAGAGCGTCAAAACGACTAGCAATGAGTCTTTCTGTGTCTTCTTCGTTCACAATGAGTACGCCGGATGGAAATGACTCGAACCGCCCAAGAAACTTCGTGCCAGTTGAAAGACAAAAGGCCATTAGAAACACTAGCCACGATTTGTACGTGTTTGGAGGTGCGGAAATCATATTGACTGTCCCACGCTCGAAAAACGGGTCAATGGCGAATACCACATCGGGATACTCCGCAGTTCGAAGCGACATGTGGGCGCGCAGTGGGCGTTCTTTCAAGGCTAGAAGGCGCTCAGACGTTACTTTATCGACAACTTGGGAAAACACTAGCTTCAGCTCTTCTTCATCAATAGGACGCGAAAACTCGCGATTCATGCTAACGGCTATCACCCATGCGTCGACATCCCACGTCCACAGCTTCTCCGAGTGGTCACGCCGTTTTGTTTGCTCGTCTTCCTTGCTCCAAGGGGTTGCGACAAGAAACTGTGTCACAGCGACAGTTATTTGCTCGATTAGAGCGGTTTTATTCATTTCTTCTATGACATCCATACTCGTGTACAAGAAACGACAGCCGTTTGCACAAGTACCTTTGACGGAACTATACGGCTGTCGTTGTTTATAAGCGAAAATAGATGAATGTACTTGTGCATGGGTACAGTATGCGCTTTGTGTGAAGTTCACGCAAGGTTCACGTTGGGGATAAGTGGGAGTATCCCAAATAATGAAACAACTATGATGGGATTGTCAAATGAGCTTTTCACAATTAGCACTGCTTATTACATAAGCGTTTGTATATTGTAAAAAGCTTCAAGAAGCTCTAGCTTCCCCCTCTTTGAGGTGGGGGGAAGCAGGCAAGTTTCTTCTAGGGGAAAGCACTTTACAGTTCGCATTTTCTCGATGTTTGTATATTGTAAAAAGCAAAACAGACACTCGAAAGACAACAAAAAACACCCCTTGCGAGATGTCCTTGGTCCCAAACTGTCGGTGCGATTTGCCCCATTGTGCCGATTTCTCAGCTAAAAGCGCGTCGCTGTCGAGTAGCCCAGAATATTATTATAGCACTACTTGTCGCTTTGTGGGTCGTCCCAGCCGGCGGAGTCGAGATCACGCTGTGTGCATTCTGTGATGCGACACTCGCACATTTGCACGCGCGTGTCGTGTGAGCCGTACCAGCCTAGGTCGGTATCGACTTCGATGAACCCGGTGTCGAGGCAGGTATCGCACTGTATGTTCATAAGTTCGCGCATTTCTGCAACGGCGTCTTTTATTGAGATGAATTCTTTGTACATAGTGGGGTTGTGGTTGATAGAGTCGATGACGTAGTTTTGTGTTTTTGACATATTAGCCATTGATTATTATGTAAGCGAAATCGAGTAGGAGGCCTATGGCGAGGGTCGCAATGTATGGAGTTACTTTGCGAACGTAACGGCGAACGGTGAAATGTGTGTATAATTTACTGTGCATGATAAATTACTATTAACTTGTATGGGTACAGTTTACTCTCGTTTATAGCTTGCGCAAGCGGTAAAGTGGACAATGTGTGGATAACTGAACTTGTGCGACATTGTGTATTTTTCGTCAAGTGATATACTTCATGAAGCTCGTCAACACGCGACACTGCCATGCTTCGAGCTTTTTCAATACTTTTTAGGTGATGTCGCCCGATGCCATATACTGACCACGGTTGACTTGTTAGGGAGTGCGCGAGTGGGATTACTTGCGCACTTTTCGCCCGACGTGATATAATCTAAGTAATTAGTAATAAAAAACTATATGGCAAAAGCACACAAGAAAGGATGCAAGGGTGGCAAGGGCTGCAAGTGTTAGTTGATATTTTGATATTTTATGGCACAAGGTGGAAAACGAGCAGGAGCAGGTAAACCAAAAGGATATAAAGCCCCTCACACACTTGAGGCATCTGTTGCTAAGGCTCGCATGGTTGAGCGCATATCTGCTCGCACTGATGAGCTAATAGATAAACTGTTCGAGAAAGCACTAAGCGAGAATGGCGATACTGTTGCCATTAAAGAGTTGTTAGACAGAGGGTACGGCAAGCCACAGCAGTCCACCGACGTAACCTCTCTTGGTAAAGCAATCGAGGGCAACGCCATATTTTTAGCTGATTTTCATGCAGCAAATAGTAAATAAGGCATACGCGGGTATTTTTACAACAAATAAGCGCTACACCATCCTTGGTGGTGGCCGTGGTGCAGGTCGCTCAACCGTAGCCTCTCAATACATTTTAGCTAAACTCATAGCACCTGAGTATTTTCGTTGCGCAATTATGCGCTTTATTTTGTCTGACATCCGCAACAGCTCATTTAGAGAAATTTGTGATCGCGCCGAGGAGCAAGGCATCCTAGGTACACTCGACGTCAATGAAGGACAAATGACTATTTCATACGGCGCAAACTCTATCAACGCGCACGCGTTTCGTAAGTCTAGCGGCGACCAGAAAGCAAAACTAAAGTCTCTAGCAAACTATAATCAAGTGTGGGTTGAGGAGGCCGATGAGGTGCCCGAGGCAGATTTTATGCAACTCGATGACTCTTTACGCACAGTGAAGTCGAAAATAAATATCATGCTCACATTTAACCCGCCACCAAAGACTCACTGGATAAACAAGCGGTGGTTTAATCTTTTGCCGTCGGGTGTGCAAAATTTCTATCTTCCTGAGTGCAAGGATGATGATGTGTTGTTTATACGTACAGACTGGCGCGACAACGACAAGAACATAGACGAGGGCACAAAGAAACGCTATGAGCAGTATCGACAGACCAAACCTGAGCACTACTGGAACATGATACGCGGGTTTGTCCCGGAAACAATCAAGGGTAAAATATATTCAGATTGGCAAGAAATTGAAGAGCTGCCGCATGAAGCAAAATTGCTCGGGCACGCGCTAGACTTCGGCTTTGACCCCGACCCATCGGCAGGACTTTCCATATATTACTACAACGGTGGGTATATTCTTGATGAGGTTGTGTATCAGACACAGCTTGATAATGAGCAACTGGCGAACGTGTTCAAGAATAGGAAGAAAGCGCCCATCGTCGCCGACAGCGCAGAGCCGAAAAGCATTGCAGAAATGAATAAGTTCGGCGTTGAGGTGTACCCATGTGTAAAGGGTGCCGACTCGGTGCGCTTTGGCATTAAGCACGTGCAGTCGCTTCGTGTTTCGTACACTAGGCGCTCAGTTAATATTAAGGCCGAATACGATAACTACGCGTGGAAGATAAGTAAGGACGGAGAGGATGTGGGCATTGAAGACCCAAAGTGCATGAACCACTTAATGAGTGCCGCGCGCTATGGCCTGTCATACTTTGTCCACGAGGTTGATGAAGATGCCGAGCGCGCCGATCGTCTCTTGTCTCGTTTGCGCTTATCAAAAGAGCAGACAGTGTGATATTTATGAAAAAAAACATACACATGGTATAATATGAGAAATGCCAAAGTATACCGACCCAAGGGAGTTTGCACTGATTCGGTCAATGTATTTTGACGCACCGGAAGAAGACCAACAAGAAGATGCTGATGAGCGTTATTTAGCAAGAGTGCGAAACAATAAAGACCAATCACGATGACCTATAAGATTTGCGAGGATGTTCAACTTCTTAAGAAGAACTATGACGAGCCTGTTGATATTCTCGATGGGTTGCCACATAAGCAGTCCGATATTATTCGGATGGTTGAGTTTTATAGCAATTCAAGGTATCTCAATGGGCAAAAAGACGAGCGCAACCACAGAAAGTCCTACTATCAGATGATAAATGGACAGTGCGACGTGGAGAACGCCGCCGTGGACATTGATACAAAAGACATGCGCGTAACGAGTGATGACAAAGACGACCAGACGCTCTCAATGTTGATGACGAAAGATATTTATCAGTGGATGAAGGACTCTAACTATGCTCTTTCACTGAATAAACAAAAGAAAACCCGCACAAAATACGGGTCACTGCTCGTTAAGAAAGTTATTGAGAAGAACGAGGACGGCGAGCGCATGTTGACCATTGAGGTGCCGGAATGGAAAAACCTCATCACCGACCAAGTCGATATCATAAACAATCCCACTGTTGAGGTGCACTACATGACACCACTGCAGCTTATGAAAAAAGCGAATGTTTGGGACGGTGAAATGATAAAAGACGTTGTAGACAAGGCACGCAAAGCAGGCCCAGGGAAACGCATCGCTGTCTATGAAGTGCGCGGAGAGTTTCCACTCGATTACTATCTCGACGCAACCGGGGAAGAAAAAACAGAGAACGAAGATAAAGAAAACGAGTTTTCATACCAACTCTACTATCTCGTCGGAGGAGTTGAATCAAAGAAGGAGCAAAAGATGGAAGACCTAAAAGTGTTGTACGCCGAGAACAACACTGAGCGCGTATATAAATATCTAGACAGAAAAGCGCGATCAGGCCGTGGCTTTGGTGTTGGCGTTTTTGAGGAGGGTGAAGAGGCGCAAGTTATGGTCAATGACGCCATTTTGAAGCAAAACCGCGCAATGGCCTATACGTCAAAAGTCATTGGACAGTCTGCGTCTAAGAAGCTCAAGGGGCGCAATATGATGGACGAAGTTGATGACGGCACAATTTTGGAGCACGAGGAAAACAAGCCCATCAGCACACTAAGCCTTCTTCCAGCTGGAGGACTTGGTCAATATGAGTCCCTCGTCTCACAGTGGGTATCGCAGTTTGAGCGAGTAACGTCAGGATATGCTGCACAACGTGGGGAAACACCACCATCAGGCACTCCTTTTCGACTGCAGGCAATGGTTGTTCAACAGTCGTCGTCAGTCTTCATTGACCTACAGGAGGAGTTTGGTATTTTTCAGACGGAGATCTTCAATGACTGGGTGATGCCGTTTTTGGCGTCACGATTAAATAAAGCACATATTCTTGCTTGGGAATTTACACCACAAGAAATGATGATGATGGACAGAAACTACGCCATACGTGAGCGCAACCGCAAGGCTAACGACATGATTCTTGATAGTCTAATAATCCCGACAGAAGAACAACTGCAAAAGTTCTATGATGAGGCAGACGCGCACATTAAATCGACCGGAGGCATGCGCTTTGTTGAGATAATGAAAAACGAATATAAGAAAGCAAAGAAAAAAGTCACAGTTAATCCTACCGGCGAACAGCGCAACAAAGCAGCGGCCCTTGAGACTCTCAACAATATTCTCATCACATATTCAAAAATCCCCAACCTTGCTAGCGACCCAGTACTGTCAATGCTACTTATGGAAATTATTGAGGTATCCGGTTCAAGTATTTCCTCGTCGGACATTATGAGCGCAATTGAGGAGCAGAAAAAGGCGCAGAAAGAGCAACCGCTAACACCAGCAGACGCAACAGCCACTCCAGGCACACCATCGCCAATGACACTAGCCGCTAACCCAACGCCAGATGCTACAGGAGTTCCATCGTAATACAGAGCTCGAAAAAGTTGTGCATGAGTATCTTGTCTCGTTCCTGTCTCGTCGCGCTGTTGAAAAGGTTTTCGCGCGCGAGGATGTAAGCGCGGTCGCTGAGGCAAAACAAATGGTCGATGAGGCGTTCAATAACCTTGGTGTTCTATTCGATAGAGTAAAAATAAAGGACCACGTAGACGAAGCGCGCTAGGCTTCATCTTGGTGTCTCTGTTGTGGTATAATGGAGACACAGAGATGTAGCTTATACATCACTAACAAGGGACTGTGACCTTTCACCACAGAATTAAACCATGTCTGACCTAGACACAACTGAGGACATCACCTCTCAAAATGATGCGGAGACAACCGAAAACAATTTAGACACAGAGGAGCAATCCGATGACGTCGAAGCATTGAGAGCATCAAACAAGAAATTGTTTGAGCGCACAAAGGCAGCAGAAGATAAGTTACGAGCACTTAAAAAGGAGCGCTACGATGCTCAAGTTAATGCTCAAGACAAAAATAAATTAGAAACTAACGCCGACGTTTCTGACCGAGAGGAGCTGAAAGCAATCGCGCGAGGAATGTCTGACGAAGAGATAGATGAAGCAAAGTCTATTGCAAAAGGAAAGGACATAACGCTCACGGAAGCATTTAAAACTAAGTCATTTCTTGCGTTTCAACGCGAATTAAAAGAGGAGACAAAGAAGGAGGATGCTAAACTTGGCGCAACTCGTGGTTCTACCCAGTCAAAGAAAGATTCTTTCAGAGCTGGTATGACAAGCGATGAGCACAAAGCACTTTGGAAAGAAAAATACGGCAACTAGCACTAGAGAAAAAATAATCTAGCGCCAAAATAATATGGCATTTCCTACAGGCACATATACTGAATCTGACGCAACAGTATTCGCACCAAATGTATGGGGTTCTGTCGTCAATGATTTTCTCAAGAAGAAACTCGTGATGGCTAACTTTTTCGTTAATCGTTCAGACGAGTTATCAGGTGGAGGAAAGACTTTGGAGACACCAAATCTTACCGAAATGGCTGCAAACGCAAAGACGAATGCAACAGCAGTCGCGCTCAACAGCCCAACAGAGACGAAAGTTACACTTACTGTCGATCAGTGGTACGAGGTATCGTTTGCTATTGAAGACCAGCAAGCAGCACAATTTAAGAAATCGTACTACTTGCAGGAGAAACTCGCAAAGAATGCAGCATACACAATCGCAGCAAAGCTCGATGTGGCGCTCGCAACTCTTTTCACCGGGTTCTCACAAATCACAGGTCTTTCAACAATTGGCCCCGTTGATTCAGATATTCGCAAGGCTATCGGTCTCTATGAGGCAGGCAACAACGATCCAGAAGACGGAGCATTCTTCTTTGACAAGAAAGTCATTTGGAATGGTCTCATGGGAATCGACAAATTCACACTTGCAATTAATTCTCCAACGATGGACCCAATTAATAACGGCGCAATGGGCAAGCTCTACGGATACCCTGTGTATGGCTCAAACAATGTGCAGTTCATTAGTGGTGCAGCGGGACGTGCAAACGCACTCGCATCAAAGGACGCCCTTCACTGGGCAACCTCTCCTCTTGGTGTAATGTCAGAGGGTGGAATGTCAGGAGAAATGGGCGTTCGCGTACAATCGAACTACATCCCTGATTACCTTTCAACGATTACAACTGCAGATATTCTCTACGGTGTCATCGAGAATCGTGATCTCGCTGGTGTGTACATGAAAACAAAGGCGTACTAGCCTTTAGTAGTGTCAAACATAATTCCCCCGCAAGGGGGTTTTGTGTTATACTGAATATTATTAGCTTTTACGCCTTCTACTCACTCCATACTCGTAAAAGCGTGGGGTGAGTAAAGGGGGCATCTATATATGAATCAAGCAAATTGGGGAAGCGTTGTTGTCGCCAGTAGCCCAAAAAAGACAACAGCATCGTTCAAGGTTGATAGCCAGGGGAACATGGTGCAATTTGAGGAGCATGGCGACAATAGTGCGGAGGAGAAACTTAAAAGATTACAGCGGGCGCGCGCGAAAAAACTAGGCATAGCATGAAGACATATTTTATCTCAGGAGGACAAGATGGCTCGTCATATGTGCGCGCGCTGATGCCAATGATACATAATGGGTGGTGGGGCCAGAAAACCTCTCTACGGGGCAAATTGGACTCTAAGGAGCGTATGCTGGAGGGCGCTCTACAGGCAGATATTGTTGTATTTCAGCGCCCAATGCAGGGTCAGATGTTACAGGCGGCCAAACTACTAAAAGAAGCGGGAAAGAAAATAGTTATTGACCTAGACGACACGTACTCACCAGAAATGGGACTGCCCAGGCTTTTGAAGGAAATGATTGAGCGGCAAATAGATAATAAAATAGATGAGGTACATAATATGCTCAAAGAGTTCGCGCGTGAGGCAGATCTTATGACCGTGACAACGCAATTTCTTGCAGACGAGTATAAAGATTTCAACAAAAACATTGTTGTGATACCCAACATGGTTGACCCAAGTGACTGGAATGAGCCGAAGAGAAATGATGGGGAAAAAGTGCGTATTGGAATTGTCGGGTCTTCGGCGATGAACAAGGACAGCCTACTCGTCACACCACTACTACGGAATCTAGGGCGTCGGGACGATGTGCAACTTGTGGTATTTGGCATGCCGGCAGAAAAAGAAGTTGATGCGCGCAAGTTCTACGGCCACGAAATCGCATATTGGAATACAATGAATATTGAGTGGCACCATGCGGTACCCCTTGCAGACTACATGGACAAGCTTAATGACCTACGACTAGACATCATGCTTATACCTCGCGAGGATAACTATTTTAATCGCTGTAAGAGTAACGTAAAATTTCTTGAAGCGTCAATGTGCGAGGTGCCAGTTATTGCCCAGGGTTTTCCTGATGGGAATAGTCCGTACCAAGGAGTCGACGAGAAACAGCTTGTTATATGTAACACGATAGACGAATGGTCTGTTGCAGTAAATGCGCTTATACTTGATAAAAGCAGGCGCACTGAAATGGGTAAGTCTGCAAAAAAATATGTCTTAGAAAATTATAATATTAATAATAATGCAGAATTATGGCGAAAAGAGTACGTGAAGTTGCTAGTATAGATGAAGTTGGGGGAATCATTGAAGTAAAGGACACTCCCGTTAAGACTGTGCGTAAGTTTTCTTTTGAAGAGGGATATCTTAGCTATGGAAACAGTGTATCTTTGTTTAAGATGAAAGATGGTTTGGAGCGCGCAACGCTTTTGGAAGAGCTTAATAAGTTAATAAAATAATATGAATATACGAGTAACAGATAAGGATTTATCAAAGTGGTTATCAGAAAAAGATGTACTTGTGACCGAGGGGCGTGAACTGTCAAAGAAAATTGATGCGCTAGAGGAAGAGCGCAACAAGTGTGGCATGCAGATCCAAAAAATCAAGGACAAGATTATCCCATTAGCAGAAAGCCTTGCAAAGCCTCACTTTGTGGAGTTTGATATGCTCACGACAATCAATCTTGATGGAGAGGAGGTTGTCCTTGAGTATGTCAACCAGGTGGCCGAGTTTGAGAAGGCACTACGTGAAAAAATAAAAAATGAAAATACTGCTCAGTAACTACTCACTTGGGTGGCTTGGTGGTACTCAGACATGGACAAAGACAATGGCGACAGAGTTGTCTCGACCTGGGCATGAGGTGCACGTATTTGCCGGGGATGGGAAGTATGACCTTTTGTCAGATTATCCACGTGTAGATGACGACTATGATCTCGCGTTGGTCAATCATAATACGTGCCTATCTGCACTAGAGGGCGTCAATATAAAGAAGCGCGTATTTACTTCTCACGGGATAATTCCTGAGCTTGAACGTCCCATTCCCGGGTCCGACGTGTATATTGCCGTGTCCGAGGAGGTGCAGGAACACTTAAAAAAGCAGGGTTTTGAATCAGATGTTATCCGCAATCCGATAGATAAAGATATTTTCATTGGTTCACCAATAAACGAGAAATTGCAGAACGTGCTCTTCTTATCGAACTACCAGGGAGACGCGCTTGATGTGGTAACTAGTGCGTGTGAGGGTCTTAATCTTCGAGTGGTTGGAAAAGAAAACAAGGGAGATGCCCTTGAAAATATCCGTTGGGCAGATTTAGTCATTGGTCTGGGTCGCACAGCACTTGAAGCAATGAGTTGCGGACGCAACGTTATTGTCTATGACTATAATGGGTCTGATGGTATCGTAAACACGGAAAGCATCGTTGAGTTGCGGAAGAATAACTGTTCAGGGCGCAGGTATGGCTTGAAATTATCTGCAAAAGACTTGCGTCGCCTGTTAGATAAGTACGACCCAAACTTAAATATGAGAAATTATATAATCAAAAACAATAATGTCCGCGATATTGCCCAGCAGTACCTGTCTTATTACTAGGATAAGAAATGAGGAGAAAATCATTGGTGATTTTCTAAAATACTATCAACAGCTAGACATATTTGTATATGACGACTACTCTACCGATCGGACTCTCGAGATAGTTAAGGCGCACAAAAGTGTAAAGGGAATCATTGAAGGAAAGGAGTGGGACACAGACCGCACACGCGCCGAATACACGACGCGTCAAGCTGTTTTTGAGCTGACAAAAGGATATGAATGGGTGATTTACGTTGACGCCGATGAGCGCATTGAGTTTCCTGACATAGACTATGAAGCATATGACGGCGTTTCTATGAAGCTGTTTGATTTCTATATCACTAACGACGACAAGTACGAAAATTACAAAAACAGGAAGCGCATGGGGTGTGAATATAGAGAAATATTGATGATGTTTCGCAACCTTCCCGGGCTAAAGTACGAACACCGCGACCAGCGTGAGATGAGGCTTCCCGATACTGCGCGTATTGCCCACGCAGGATACGTGAAACACTATGGCAAAGCAATTTCAATTGAAGAATGGGAGAGCACATGCGACTACTACATAAACTACTTCCCGGAGCCATACAAAAGCAAGTGGAGAGAGCGCAAAGGAAAAGCGGTGCACACACAAAGTGATTTTGGCTCTCCGCTTATAACGTGGGAGATGAAAGAAGATTTTGGTTATCCATTATAGAAATGGTATAATAGTGGTAGCCCTTAGCAAGAGCCACTGAATACCTATGACAATATCTGACTCGAACGCCGAAACACGAACATTGTGCGATGCAGACTCGACAAGTTACCCCGACGCAACGCTTCTTCGACGCACAAATGCCAATTATGAAGAAGTCGTGAGCATCGCGATAAAATCAAATGGAAAGTGGGAGTTCGATGATAGCAATTTTACAACACACCCAATTGGCACTGCGACGCTAGTTGCGGGGCAACAAGACTACTCATTTGATGTGGCGTTTTTAGACATACTTTCGCTTTCCGTAAAGGACGTTGGTGGTATTTGGAAAGAGCTTAGCCCACTAGACAAATCACAGTTCTCCTATGATCCCGATGAATATTTTAAAACAGACGGAATGCCAGTTATCTATGACAAAATGGGAGAGTCTGTTTTTCTATACCCGGCGCCAGCTGCCGCAAGTGTGACAACAACATACGGCCTTAAAGCCTATTTTCAGCGTACTGCGGACATATTTACGTCAGCACAAGTTACTACTGGGACAAAGGAGTTTGGTTTTGCCTCTACTTTTCACAAGGTGATACCTTATATGAACGCGATACCATACTGCATGATGTATAAACCGGATAGAGTGGCCCAATACCAATCAGTTGTAGATAATATCTTGGGGAACGACAGGCTTGGGATCGTGGGTACACTGCAAGAGTTCTACTCTAAACGCGCAAAGGATGAGAAGACGCAAATTATTCCAATATATCACTCATCAAGATGACAAACTGGAGACTCAATGAGCGTAGATCAGGAAGAGGGTGGGACTATGACACTATAGGAATTTTGTACGACGTGCTCGGCGTATTTTATGACTACCTACATCTTCCCGTATCATGGGCACTTACGATGAGGAGCACGACGTCCTTTTCTCTTCAACAAAAAAGCGATACTCAGGCGTCGTCGTCTCTTGCGATGCCACTATTCGGCATGATTGTGATGAGTGGGGGGTCTTCTATTACTAACTGGTCGCTACAAAGCAAAAACTAAATATGGCAGACAATTATACTTTTACGGCGGGCGCGGGCTCAATCGGTGCAGCAGATGATATTGGGGGCGTTCTATATCCACGCGTTAAGATGACGCACGGGGCAGATGGATCGTCGACGGATGTGTCTACCGCATCACCAATGCCAGTCTCTCTTGCGAACACATCGGCAAACGCAACGGCGATTAAGACTGATGGTTCTGCCGTAACCCAACCAGTCAGTGGCACAGTTGCAGTCTCTACAATCAACTCAGTCGCGCCCGCGTTTGGTTCGGGTGTGCGTGGAGCGACGGTGCAGCGCGTCACCATCGCAACTGACGACACAGTGAAGACGGACGGTTCAGCAACGACTCAGCCAGTCAGTGGCACTATTGCTGTCTCAACCATAAACTCAGTAGCACCCGCGTTTAATACTGGCGTCCGTGGCGCGACAGTACAGCGCGTGACAATTGCGACGGATGATGTGGTTCAGACACAGAGTGTCCCTGTTGCTACTGGTGGCCTTTCGACGTTTCATTTAGTTTCGGCCGCGACGACTAACGCAACAAACATCAAGGCATCCGCAGGGCAAGTCTACGGATGGTATATCTACAACTCAAACGCCGCGGCGCGTAAGGTCGCTTTTCATAATACCGCAGGAACACCCACAGCAGGTGCATCTATTTTCTTCTCTCTCATGATCCCCGCAGGAGGAGCCGCGAATGTCGAATTTTCAAACGGTATCCCATTTTCTACAGGAATCGGAATCTCAACGGTAACAGGACTTGCCGACAACGACAGTGTTGCAGTCGCGGCGAATGACCTCATTATCAACATTTTCTACAAATAGAAATGTCCCACTTTGCCCACGTACAAAATGGCATTGTCACTGAGGTACTGGTCATTGAGCAGGATGTTTTGAATACAGGCGCATGGGGTAACCCTAGCGAATTTGTTCAGACATCGTTTAACACACTTTTGGGTGACTATAAATTAGGCTCTGACATAACAACAAAACTTGCGCTTAAAAGCTCAGGGACAAAGGCAGATAGAGACGCGCGCAATAGAAAAAACTTTGCAGGTGTTGGATATATCTATGATGCAAAACGTGACGCATTTTATGAGCCACAACCCTATAAGTCATGGGTACTCGATGAACTGACTTGCTTATGGCAGGCACCTATTCCATATCCCGAAGCACCTACAACTTCACCAGAACTATGGCACAGACCAACTTACAAGTGGGATGAACAATCTCAAAACTGGGTAAAAGTATAATATGGCAAACGCAACACTTCTTGTTATTGGAGGCGGAGGCGGAGGCGGTGGAGCAGCTGCGGGCGCAGGAGCCACTGGTGGTGGAGGCGCGGGTGGATACCAAGAAATAACTCAATCAATTACCGCGGGCACCTACACAATTACCGTTGGTGGCCCAGGGAGTGGAGCAAGTGGCGACAACGTCGGAGGAACAGGAATCGCTAGCTCCGTTGTCCAAGGGACAGGGACGACAGCAACAATTACTGCTAACGGTGGTGGTGGGGGTGGTAGTGGAAATAATAATGAAAACGGAGCAAATGGCGGTTCAGGTGGTGGTGGTGGTAACGGTTTGCCATCTGGTGGTAGTGGCGGAACAGGAAGCCAAGGAAGCAATGGAGCAACGATTACGGGCACACCAATCAATGGTGGTGGGGGTGGTGGTGGTGCAAGCACGGCGGGTCAATCATCCGCCGCCAAGCCAGCGGGTACGGGTGGAAACGGTGGTGATGGAACATCAAGTAGCATCACGGGCAGTGCAGTAACGCGCGCAGGTGGAGGAGGAGCAGGTGGTGCTATCACTGGCGGTACTGGTGGCGCGGGTGGAGGAGGAAATGGTGGTGGGTCAGGAGCAAATGGGTCAGCGGGGTCAACAAACCTCGGCGGTGGTGGAGGTGGTGCACCTGGGACTGGCTTTAGTGGTGGAAATGGTGGCTCAGGTGTCGTCATTGTCTCAGTCCTCACAGCCGACTTCACAGGCTCAGGTGCAACCGACGGCTCATCGACAGGCCACACGAATGGAGCAAATACATACTTCGTCTTTACCTCATCCGGAACACTCACACTGACCGCAGCAGGAGCAGGCGCATCGTCGCACAACTTATCAGCTTTAGGAGTAGGAGCATAATATGGCAACAACATTCCCCACAACAATAGATACGTTTATTAACCCCAACGCGACCGACGACACAAACACAGTCTCGCACTCGACACAGCACACACACGTCAATGACGCGGTTGCTGCACTTGAGGCGAAAGTAGGCGCAGACTCATCCGCAGTCGCAACGTCACTCGACTACAAGCTAAAAAACAGCGCATCAATATCTCCGGGGCATAAGCATACCGTAACGGCGACAGATTTTTCCGATGTGTCGATCACCGCAGTAGCCGACGGAAACGTCCTCACATACGATGGCGCATCATCAAAATGGAAAAACTCGACAACATCTGCGCCAGATGCGTCGACCTCAGTGAAGGGTGTGACAAAAATGAGCGTAGCGCCCGTTTCCGCTGTTGCACCTATCGCCGTTGGAGATAATGATGGACGTGTGCCAACACAAGCAGAGAATGACGCGCTAGTGGGGAACAACACGGATGTTGCCGTTGGTACAGGAAACAAGTTTGTGACGCAAACTGGCGCTCAACATAACGCCGAGAAATATGCAGCTGATGCAGGAGCGTCAGACACATATGTGATTACACTATCTCCAGTGCCCACATCATATACAGCAGGAATGGTTGTCTACTTCAAGGCAAATACCGCGAACACGGGAGCAGCAACTCTTAATGTGAACAGTCTAGGAGCTAAGACAATAGTCAAAGGAATCAGTAGCACCCTCGACGATGGAGATATCGCTGCAGGGCAGTTGTGCATGGTTATTTATGATGGCACCAATTTTGTCCTGAACTCTCCACTGGCAAAAACGACATACACAAACGGAGTTACAACAAAAGATACAACTAATGCATCGACAACTCAGTCAATCGCCCACGGCCTCGGAAGAATACCAAAGAAAATTAGTATCTCGGCCAGCGTCGCAATGGGTAGTGGTGCGTATAATATTTGGCGCGCAAAAACAGTCTACAATGGCACGACGCAGTCATCCATGTCTGATACATGGGCGTCAGCAAATCCATTAAATGGAATATCAACTAGTTTTCAGTTATTTGATAATGCCTCTACTGGAAATCAAGCGGGGGTCATTACCGTAGATGCAACAAACATTAACATTGCGTGGACAAAAACGGGTAGCCCTACTCAGACATGGACTCTTTTATGGGAAGCAGAAGGATAAACTTATGAAACAATATACGCAAAAACTAACAAACTTCAAGCAAGGAATGATCCCCAATCTGTACGGTAACGGGCTGGCTCGCCTTGAGCATTTCAACACAATAACGGAGCAGGCTCAACCGTTCAAAACTCTTTCTGCGAGTACTCATGCATCCGGGTCAATAGTCACGGCTGCACTTAAGGCGTTCACAAGAACAAATGATGTTATATATGCTATTGGGGTTGATATAAGCACGCCAGCGAATCCTTATGTGCATAAGTGGGTGACATCAGAGTGGCAAGGGCTCGGATCGTTTGGCGCTGGAGGGTCTGCGTCGCCTGTTATTTGGTCATATCTTGGGAAAATATATGGTCTAAAATCAGGGACACACATTTGGGAAATGACAACTGCGCTGGCGTTTAATGGAACATTCCATGTTCTTTCATATACAACATTTTGTGACCCAGTAATACACTCAAAAGATGGACTTTGCTACGTTTTTACTGACAATAAAGTTTCCGTGTTTAATTCAGCTGGAAGCTCAGTCCAGCTTGCTCTTACTCTTCCAACAAATTTTGTTATTTCATCAGGTGATGAGTGGGGTGACTATCTTGTGATTGCAGGTTTTGACAGTACAACAGGAAAATCAACTGTGTATGTGTGGGATAGAGACATTTCACTAGCGACACTTTCACAAAAATTTGAGATGGGCTCTGAAAAAATATTGCATGTTGCGAATCTCAACCGGTCACTATTTATCGTCTCACTTCGCGCCGATGCAGGAAACTCAGATTGGTCAGAGAAGCCATCTTTGGTTATACGATACATAAATGGAGAAAGAATTGAGCTCAAAAATGAGTATCGCTTTGAGTCTTTTGCGAACAACGCAAACAAATCAGGAGGTAAGTTTTCGCTAGATAATAGATTATATTTTGCAGGATTGGCAAAATTTATTGGTGATACGGCAGCAAAGAACTATATATTTGTCCTTGATGAAGTCGGCAATCTTACTGTTGCACAAAATGCATCAGTAAACTCTGGCACATCTCTTATAACAGGAATATTCCGCGAAGGAGAGTCATTTTGGCTTGCGGGTGGATCTGACGGAGCATGGAACACCATAAATACATTTGCGACGACATCGGTTATTGAAACGACAAGATATCGATCGGGAGATATGACAAAATCTGTAGATTTCTTGGGAGCAGTGGTTGAATTTGAACCACTACCCGCAGGTGCCACTGTTGTATTGCAATCTCGCGCCGACGCCTCGACGACGTGGGTGACACTCGCTACTTTTTCAGTAGATGATTCTGTAAAGGGGGTGATAACAAAACAGGGGTGCTCAACAACGCCTGTAGTTGCCAAAGAGAGACAGTTTAGGATTGAGTCTTTTGGTGGCGCTGTCATAACGGGTTATCAGATAGACATGGTAGAAATTAATGATGCGGCTTATGGATGAACAACGAATGCGGCAAATAGTGCGTGAGGAAATCGCCTATTTTGCAAAGAATGATAAATTTGTTTTTGAAAAACCTCTCGTCATGGCAGATGGTAGAAACATACAAGTGGGAGCCACTACTGGCACAAGGCTTGGAACAAGCGCAATACAAAAATTGGGTTTCTTTGGTAAAACTCCAGTAGTGCAAAGATCTACAATCGCGTCTCCTAGTGCAGGAACGACAATAGATGCACAGTCGCGCACGGCAATTGATGCAATCCGCCAGGCATTAATTGATTTGGGATTAACTGCATAAATATGGTAAAATTATAACAGTATGCCATTCACTACAACATCATACGACCCACTAACAGGCAGAACGACCGCGCAGCAAACGGATAGCGCGGGAGGAAACGTTACTCAAACACAACAAGTTGCGCAGACTCCTGTTGCTACTCCTCTTTTAGCGCAACCAACGATGCCGGTCACTGCGTCCTCAATTTCTCCGGCTACGCCTACGAACATAACGCAACCCAACAATGTCCCAGTACCGGATGTCTCTTCTTTGCAGTCGCAAATTGATACTATAAATGCGCAACAAGCGACACCGGAGGAACAAAACATTTCTGCAACACAGAAGCGCATTAACGATCTTTCAGGATTTACTGCGCAAGAGGAAGCAAGAAAGGCTGCGCTGCTGGCCGACCCGGCGCTACAGGCAAAGAGACAGTCTGTACAAGATTTAACGACACAGCTGAACTCACTTATTGCAGAGTCTAAGGCAATTCCTGTGCGCATTCAACAAGATGCTCTTGGTAGGGGCGTTACGGCAGGAGGGATGGCACCAATACAGGCAGCTCAGTTGCGCAACAATGCTATTCAGTCACTGTCTGTTGGATCACTATTGTCTGCATCACAGGGGAATCTCACGTTGGCGCTTGACCAAGTTGACCGCTCAATACAAGCTGAATTTGGGCCCAAAAAAGCCGAGCTTGCCGCTCTTCAAGCGAATCTCGACAATATGCTCAAAGACCCCAATCTTTCCTTAGGCCAGAAAAAGCGCGCAGAAATTGCACAAGCAAGACTTGATGCAGAAAAAACAAAGGTTGCACAACAGGAGCAGGACAAACAAGCGACAAAGGATGCCGTCATAAGCGCAGTATCAAAAAATACTGGGAATCCAAAACTGACATCTATTGCAATGGGCGCACTTAACAAGGCAACGTCTGCTGCGGAGGTAGCGCAAATTGTGCAACAACTAGGACTGTCTACGATGACAGAGGAGCAAAGATTGTCACAGAGTAATGCGGATAGGGCATTTAATCAGAGCGCGTATCAGTTTGGAGTCCAACAGGATGCAAAGAACGCTGCCAGCGCTACAAGTAACGCACCAGTTACACCAGAACAGGCACAAAAAAGTAAAGACCAACTGGATCTTGTCATGAAAACACTTGATAAAGCAGATGCGCTATCAGGGCGTTCGGGAAGTGACACGATGTGGGAAAAACTAAAACAAAACGTTGGGGGACAAACAGAGTTTACAAATCTAGTTGCCCTGACAAACACCCTACGCACAAACGTACTTACAATGCAGACTGACCCAGCAATAAAAAAGTTTTTTGGCCCACAAATGTCTAATGCCGATGTGCAACTTATGACCGCAGCCGGAACTACGCTAAACCCATCATTACAAAGCCCAGAGGCACTGAAAGAAGAAATTGGTAGAATAAAGGATCTTGTGCAAAGGGCAAAAGATGCAGTTGCCACAGGGGAGAGTGGGTCAAGTCAGTCCGGGTCACAATTAAGCAGTGACTACAATTCATATTTGCGTGCAATTGGGCAACTACAACCATAAACATGTCGACATATACAGCACTCACGCCGCAGCAGTTCAAAAGCGCCAGGGACGCTGGATTTTCTGTTGATAAAATAATTAAACACGAACAAACACGCAAGGCACAAGCAACACCCGCGGGACAATTTGATGTACCCTCGAAACAGCAACAGCCACAGGTAGTTGACCACCAGGCACTACTCGCATCACTAAAAGAGAAGGCGCCGAAACTCGCTGAGGACGCCGCAGCGCGAGCATCGCTATTTGCTTCCGGTCGAGGGCTTATCGATCAAACTGCATATGACATTGGAGACATTGCAACTCAATCTGAACAAGGACTTGGGAAAACAATTGGGAATACCTTGGCAGTAAATACTGGTGTCACTGATACGGCAAACCAAATAAGTGAGGATTCAAGAAAAATGGGCGTGGCATTTTTACGACATATTTCTGAGGACTCTTCTATGGGTAGGGATACAACAAGACTGAAACAGGCGTATAATAAATGGAGACAAACGACACCAGATGTGCAAGGAATACTTCCAGAACTTCCCACAACAGAACAAGCTGGTGGGCAACTTTTGGGGACTGCACTTGATGTGCTAACCATTGGAACATATGGAAAGGCCGCGCAGGGGATGACAACCGCTGAGCTTGCGAGCAAGACACCATCTATTGCTACCGGGGTTGAATCTCTTGCAATAAAACCTAAAGGTCTTTTAACAAAAGAAGGTGCAGGTCGCGTTGGGGCTGGGGGTGCTATCGGGTATGGATATGACGTCTCACAAGGACTCCAGGGCAACCGTGGAGAAGATAGAACTGGCGCTAATGCACTTATGCCGGGCATGGGTACAGTTATTGGTACGAGCTTGCCAGCCCTTTCAGGCGCTGCACAATCAACAAAGAGTGCAGTGAACCTAGATCGTCATATAAATGAACTTGAGCAAGGATATAAAGACCTTGCAAGTGGTACAAAATCAGGAAAAATAAATGTATCAAAAATAGACGCAAAGACAGCCGCAATGAACAAGTCGGGCACAACAGGAAAAACACCTGAGCGTGTTTTGGCAGAGGCAAGAATAATCCCCAAACATACTGGGACAAAGCTGGATACAGTTGAGCAGGCCGCTGAATATAAAAACTCGATTAAGCCACTTTTTGAGGCAAATACTGCAGCATTAAAAGAGGTGGGCATGTCAACGACACCCGTGTCACTTGATACGATTGAACAAGATGCAATTTCACGCGCAAGAAATGCTGGCAAAGTGGGTACACACCAAGAAACAATGATCGCGAACATTGAGAAAGAATTTGAGGCACTGCGCAAACAAAATCCTAGTGGATCTATGAGTATTGGAAATATCGATAACACAAAGTCCGCATACTGGGATAGTATTTTTGGAAATAAGAGCACCCTCGAGTCGGACAAGCTGAAAGGAGATAGTGACTACTATATTGCCAAGTCTATGCAAAAGACAATTGAGAATGTCGCGCGTGATGCTGGGCATGAGGACGTAGCACAGTTAAACCGTGAAATTGGTGACAGGCTTGGTGCGGCAAAGTTTCTTGCATCATTGGATGGTACAACAATCAAGGGAGGACGCCTGCTAAAGTATGCCACCTCACTCGTTGGTGCATCTATGGGTAATAGCATCCCTGCGAAGATACTCGGAGCAATCGGGGGAAATCTTGTTGGAGATATGCTTATTAGTGCAAATGTTTCATCTCCAATAAAGAGACTCATATTGAGGAATATGCAGATTAAAGATCCTGCCGCGTATCTTGCAACAGTAAAATGGTTGGAAAAACAGAATCTTGATAGGGAAACGCGGCTGCTTCTACCGGCTCCCGCAGAATTAGGAAGCGCGAAAAACCCAATAATCCCTCCAGCGCCTACAACATATGAGCCACGGACAAAACAGCAGTACAGTCAGCAAATAGAGGACTTTCTAAATAGCGGAGAAAATGTACCACTACGAGACCACCGTAGTGGGGTTGATGAAAAAACAATCAACGAGTTTTTTCGTACATCATCAGAAGCAAACCCAAAAACAATCTATGACACCATCTACGAACTTCAACTAGATGCAGAAATACAAAAGGAAGTATTAGACAACAATAGTGCAAAGGAGTTGCTTAAATATACGAATAAGAGAACGGGTGAACTTCCACAAGTAACAGGACAGAAGTTTGACTATCGGGGTAAACGAAGAGATCCTCGCGTTGTAAAGAGTCAATACGGAGTAAAGGGGGATGATCTTATGTCTGAACTAGGATACTCAGATACCGAAGAGGCAGCGCGCGCACTTGAACAATATCAAGCACAGCGCGAACGATATAACAATACACTAAGTGCAATTCAGCACTACAAAGCAATTGCAAAGGAAAGAGGGATACCCAATCCGTATGCTCAGTTAAAGTCTCCTGCTAAGAAGCAAACGACTGCTGTGATGATGATGGTGGCTAACATATCTCCCAACACTACAACATTCTCTCCAGAAGTCCAGCGACTTATCAACATGTCAAAATAAAATGGATATCAACCTTGCACAAGCTAAAAAACTCCTCGCGCTAGAATCTGACCCAAAGTTGGCTATTTTTGATGAGCTTGAGCAAGTAAATGAGTCTCTTAAGGGCGTGATTGATGCCGTGAAAGCCTCAAAAACAACAGAAATCAACGTTGCGAATAGCGAAGACCTTAGACTAGACTTATCTCCGTTAGAGCGCAATTTTGACGCATTAAAGGCGTCTGTAGAGTCTGTTACGGAGGCAGTAAAAGCCGAAAAGGAACTTGATCTATCTACTGTTGAAAAACTGCTTTCACAAATAGTAAAGAAAGAAGATAGTCCAGTAGATACTAGACACCTACAAGAGATATGCGACACACTCGATTCTGTGCTTTATGCCGTGCAGACAATGGCAAGTAAATCAAACGAGAGTATCTCTGTGACTCTAAAAATAGTATGAAGAATATTGAGATCAAAATATCTAAAGATGAGTTGCGCAGCAAACTTGGCGTACTTCCACCCATGGAGGCCGATGATATCGCGACAAAGCTGGAAACACTCGAAGGAAACGAGCGCCTTAATATTTCTGCAATCAACGGACTTGATGATTATGATGAGGTGCGTAGGCTTGCGAAGACAAAGCAGGCAGTAGCCGCATATGGAGGGTCTCAGTCCGGAGGTACTGGCGGCTCAGGCGCCACAGCATTCACCGCCCTCACTGACGTGCCCTCATCGTACGCCGGGCAGTCAGGCAAGCTCGTCAGTGTCAAAGCAACAGAGGACGGCCTAGAATTTACTGCTCCCGGAGCTGGCTCAGGTGATATCACGCGCTTACAAGTCTATGGTATAATATCATTACGTATATGATTATTCTCGACTCAACACTACGAAAACTACAACTTAAGCTGTCAGGTGCGACAACAACAAACGAGCTTCCATTTGTTGTCTCGTACGTTGATATCACCTCGACGACATTTATCGCTGGATCGTCCAATGGTTTATCGAGTGGTGCGTCTTCTGTTGACGTCCTCAGCGCGCCAGGAGCAGCAACACAGCGCCAGGTGAAGTTTCTTAGTGTACAGAATAACGACACGGCCTCTGCGACGGTCACGGTAATCTACAATGATAATGGAACACAGCGCACAATCTGGAAAGGTCTTCTTGCTGTCGGGGATAATCTCCAATACACAGACGGCGAGGGATTCAGAATAACGAACAGCGACGGCTCGATTAAGACGGCGAGTGTAGGTGGAGGTTCAGGCATCCTAGGAGTATCCGCAGGGACGGCCTCGATGTCTAGTGGCACACTTTCGTTTGCAAACTCCAATGGCGTGTCTTTCGGGCTCAACGGAAGTACACTCACAGCCTCTGTTGCGACAAACTACCAATCGCAAGGTGCGTATCTTACAACCGCGATGGCCTCAAGCCGTGGTACTGATTTTCTTAATGTCTCTGGTGGATTTTCAGGAACAAACATATCGGGCACACTTGCAAGCAATGGTCTGCAACTCTCAGTTGCCGCAGGCGGTGGTGGAGCCGATGGCTATAACATTTTGGCCGCTGGTTCTCAGACGGCCAATACCACTGGCTCGGTGCTCTTTAATAACGCAAATGGGATTACGTTCGGAATGAGTAACAGTTCAGTTATTACGGCATCCTACAACTCAACACAATTTCAAACAGCGGGCGCATATCTCACCACTGCACGTGCAAGTAACGATGCTATCGGGACAAACACTGCTCTCACCGCAAACGGAGTGTCTATGACAGCGAACTCGTCAGGGCTGTCGCTCAATTTCCCCGCCTTTCTCACGACTGCCGACCTCTCACAGAACAGCTCAAAGTATGCAGGAATAAACGGCGCGATCACTGGAGGAAGCATCACCGTTAATACGTCAGGCGTATCAATCAATCTTCCCGCATATCTCACGACGGCTATGGCCTCGAATCGAGGGAGTGACTTTCTCAATGTGTCAGGAGGCTTCTCAGGGACAAATATCTCAGGCACCTTGGCGAGCAATGGCCTACAGCTTTCCGTTGCAGCAGGTGGAGGGGGCGCAGATGGGTACAACATCCTCGCCGCGGGTACTCAAACCGCTAACACGACAGGCTCTGTCCTTTTCAACAATGCGAATGGTATTACTTTTGGCATGAGCAACAGCTCTGTCATCACAGCTTCTTATAATTCAACGCAGTTCCAAACAGCAGGTGCCTACCTAACGACAGCGCGCGCGAGCAATGACGCTATTGGGCTTAACTCTGCACTCACGGCAAATGGGGTATCTATGACCGCAAACTCCTCGGGACTTTCTTTGAACTTCCCTGCGTTCTTGACCACGGCAGACTTGTCGCAGAATAGTTCACGCTATGCTCTGACAGGGTTTACAACAACCACAGCCGCAGGTTCGGTTATCGCAGGCACACATGACACAAACGGGCTCAAGCTCGGCGTGCCAGCGTTTCTCACAACCGCACAGGCTCCTGGGGCATATCTCACGACCGCACGCGCATCGAATGATGCAGTTGGGCTCAATACAGCACTTACGGCAAACGGAGTCTCGTGGACAGTCAACTCATCGGGAATCAGCTTGAATGTCCCTGCATTTTTGACGACGCAATCAGCAGATAGTGTCGGATTTTATGCGATCAGCAACACGACAGGCCAGTCAAGCAGTAGCACAGTGGATATTCGTAGCCTCAGCTTTGTTGGCGCAGGAATTGCGTCTGTGGGAATGAGCGCAGGGAGCATGATATTCAGCGTACCGTCAGGTGGTGGTGCGGGCGATGGCGGCAATACCCTTGCTGTCGGAGGTTCAACGGCAGGAAGTAACTCTCTCGTGCTTTTCAGCAACTCACCCACGGTAACATTTGGTATGGCAGGAAATACCATCACCGCAAGTGCCGCAGGTGGAGGAGGTGGAGGCGTAACATTGGCTGAATGGGAGCCAGTGCCAGGACTAAGCACGTTTGGTACATCTCTTGCACAAAATTCGATGTATATCAACACTCTTCTTGCGCCCAATAACATTACCGCAAAATATATGTTGATGGGTGTTGTTATGACAGGTGGATGGACAACATCAACGCCCGTGACAAATAGTACTGCAACAACGGGAAGCTCGGGCAGTGCTTCTGCGGGCCAGTCAATGAATTTCTATATGTTCACTGACGGAACGGGTGGGCTGGAATCAAATCTCTATACCATGGCTACCGCGCAATTGACATTCAGCACGAACATTAGCTGGAGCCAAACAAACAGCAATACGACGACAGGAACGCAGTCTATCGGCTCCACCATGGGCTTTACGTATGGGCTTCCTGTGATTACAAGTGGGACAATGACAAGCGTCAATGCTGCCTCAACCGTAACAACATGGGGAAGCTCAACGGGAGCCTTCACTGGCACAAGCACATTTAGCACGAACGGAACATCGACATCTGGATGGCCAGGAGGAACAAGTAATGCAACATGGGCTGGTTCGCGTATGTTGTGGGTACCGCTCAATACGAGTTTTAGTGGTGGTGAGTACTGGATGGGAATTCAGCGCTCTAGTACGACAGCGGGTTTTGCTGTTGCGGGAACATATTCTTTCCTCGCGCAGTCGTTTACAAGCTATGACAGCAATAGCCGTTGGGCACCACTTGGCTATGCGACATCACAGCTCTCTTTCCTTAGTGCACCATTTGGCCACGTAAATGGCATGTTTTCAACGTCCTACAACGCGACAAGTAACTATGCGGGAGGATTTGGTTCAGCTGGAGCAATTGCAAAGACTCATGTATTCGGGAGCAGTGTGACCAACACAAGTGGTACAGTAAGCCGTTTCTACAATAGATTTATGGCAGAAATCTTCTAGCCTGTGGATAAAAAGTTTTACTCTGTAAAATTCATGTTATAATCATAAACATGGCAGAACTAATAATGATGGACGGTGGTGGTCGTCATTCGATGGATTTAAAAAAGACCAACGAAAGATTGACCAAAGATGGTTCATGGAAGAAGCAGCGTGTGATAGTTATTTTACCCACCGCCAATATGATTGCGGCAAAAGTTGCCCTGTCACATTGGAATCTTATTTTCCCTCCCAATAATGGAGTTGTGCGCATTTTAGCCATAGGAGCAGAGGTTGGCGCTGCATACAGCGAGGCAATCGAGGGCGTGCTTGCACACCCCGAACTTTCACAATGGGAGTACATTCTCACTATTGAAAGTGACAATATGCCACCCGCCGATGGGGTGCTCAAACTTATTAAAGACATGGATGAATACCCACAATACGACTGTATTGGTGGGCTTTATTTTTGCAAAGGAGACGGAGGATGTGCACATATTTGGGGTGACCCCAAAGACCCTGTGCTCAATTTTCGGCCACAAATCCCCGTACCCGATACAGTGATGGAGTGCAACGGCGCGTCAATGGGATTCCACTTGTGGAGGATGAAGATGTTTAAAGACAAAAAACTACGCCGTCCACTATTTAAGACAGTCGCAGGAGTGGAGGGGGTCGGCACGCAAGACCTCTATTTCTGGTCAGATGCAAAAAAATACGGATATAGAACGGCGGTCGATACGTCAGTTAAGGTCGGGCACTATGATGTTACAAGCGATATTGTGTGGTAATAAAAACATGAAATACGAAATAATAAATAAAGAAAACGTTTATAAAATAAAGTATTCAGATAAAGATAAAGAAGTCATATCGTCTCATTCTTTTAAGAACGAGCAAGATGCTGTTGATTTTATTTTTTCAACGGAGCATTTTTCAACAGAAAATAACGGCAATATTTCTATCACCATAAATAATGGGAAAAATAAACATGATGAAACAATAAAATATCCCGTCCTAGCATATAGGAATTTTTCGCGTAACGATGACGGTGTGTATAAATACAAGGGACACTGGTTTGAGGTTAAGGGGGAAAAAATTAATTTAATTAAATAAACATGAAAAAAATTTTAATCTGTACGCTTGTAGCCATATCAGCAGTATCTATTGGATATACTTTTAGCGAAGTACCCGTTGGGCACGCCTCTACAGAAGAAAAACCTACTGCTTCTTGGTCAATATCAGCACCAACCGCAGGTGCACCTTTCCAAGGAAGAATTACCTATATAGAAAACAACGGAGATAGATGCTATTCCGTTATATCTTTTGATGGTGGGTCTGCTATTGTTTGTAAATTTAAATAAACATGTCCAAAAAAACAAAAGTAGCTGCATTGCTCAACCTCGACCTAGGCTGTGGCCCAAACCCAAAACCCGGTTTCGTAGGAGTTGATAAGTACAAAATGAAAGGTGTTGATGTTGTTCTTGATATTGGAAAAGACAAGTGGCCATGGAAAGACAACTCAGTTGATGAGGTGAACTGCACACACTTTCTTGAGCATATCACAAACTTTAACGGCAAATGGGAGCGTACACACTTCTTCAATGAGCTTTACCGCGTCATGAAAAAGGGCGCCAAGGCGACTATTGTTATTCCTCATTGGTGCTCAGAGCGCTACTATGGCGACCCCACACACTGCGAGCCATTCAGTGAAATGGCGTTCTACTATCTGTCACAGGACTGGAGAGATACACAAGCTCCTCACTCTGATTTTAAGTGGAACAAGAAGGGGTATAACTGTAACTTTGCCTGCACGTGGGGATATTCTTTGCGCCAAGACCTCATGACACGCAATCAAGAGTATCAAATGAACGCGATTACTAAAGAAAAAGGAGCAGCACAAGACATTATTGCGACATGCACCAAGCAGTGAAAAATGGTATAATTACTTCATAATAACATCATGGCCGATCGTCGAGAAAATTATGAAGAGGAAGTAAGCAGGCAGGTGCAGTCTGCAATAACACCATTTGCTTCTATGATAAACGACCTGCGCAAGGAATTGCGCGAGATCAAAGTCGAACTGCAAGAGATGCGCAAGGAGAATCAGGAGTTTAAGGACTTAATCACCGGGGCCAAATTCCTCGCCTCGACCGGGAAGGCCGTGCTCGTCATTGGCGCGATCATAAGCATGATGTGGGCAGCATTTCTCGTTATTTCAAAAAAGGCATTTTAAAGATATGAACCTATCCTACCCAGTCAAACCGTATGTTGTTAATCAACACTTTGGAAATAAAGACCCAAAGTATACAGGGCTTGGGCTTGTTGGGCACAATGGCGTAGACCTACGCACGTGGCACGGACAACCTGTGTATGCCGCGCACGACGGCATCGCCGTGCATGAGGTAGACGACAAAGGAGGATGGGGTGTTGTTGTACGTGACGAGAGAGAGGGGTTTAAGACAATCTACTGGCACTTCTGCAACTCAGTGAAAGAGCCACAATTCAAAAGCCCATTAGAGGGGCTGGGTGATGTTGTTGTGAAGAGGGGCGACCTGATTGGACATGCAGACAACACAGGACTCTCAACGGGTGACCATCTGCATTTTGGGAAGAAGCTCATCGCCCAAGGAGAGCCAGGAGGCGCGTGGTATAACGTTGACCAGCACAATGGATACATGGGCGCAATCGATCCTGAGCCGTACTTCGATGGTACCTATGCTGAGGATGTGAATAAAGACTACCTCGAAAAGGACTTAGGATTTGGTAGTTTTGGCAGTGAGGTGTCCAAGCTCCAGGTGTTTCTTATCGCAAAAAAACTACTCGGAACAGGAGTCTTCGGATTCTTTGGTGTTAAAACTCTTGGCGCAGTACGACAATTCCAATCGCAAAACAAATTACCCGTGACAGGCTTCGTCGGGCCTACCACACGCAAAGTTATTAACTCTATAATGAAATAATATGTATTCTTTAGTAAAAAGTAGAACATTTTGGACAATTGTCCTTTCGTTTGTTGTCGGTGGGTTGAACCAAGTTCTCCCCATCTTGCCTCCAGGAGTTGCAACACTCGCAACGTTCTTTCTGGGAATCGCGGCAACATACTTCCACGTAAATCCTTCACAAAACTATACAGACAAGTAGTTGCAGGAATCATGAAGAGCAGTTATACTGTACTCTCCTAGCTAGCAAGGAAAACAAGGAGCCACACTGCCTCACGGTCTGTGTGGTTTTTTGTTACCTGTGCATAACTTTTCCACAAGAGAGCTTGCGGTGATATAATGAAGATGGGATGAGTTCTTTGACATGTAATCCATGAAAGGAAACCGCCATGACTCGCGAACATAAAGATATGCATCACCGTCTGCCCCGCTCTCAGGGCGGCACAAATGACAAACTCAATCTGAGCCACGTGTCAGTCACAAAGCACCGAGCGTGGCATACGCTCTTTCGCAACCTGATGCCCAAGGATATTGCGCTCATCATGAACGCGGCCTGGGTACCGCGCGACTGGCGCATGGTGGCGTTCAAAACGCCTGACAAAAAAGACGTGAAAAAGCGCGCACGGACGCGTGTCATCTATGAGTGCGCCGAGTTCACCCTTGTCCTCAAGGAGAAATCCAATGGCAAAACTACGTAATCCAGTGATTCCTGAAGCGGTGGCCAAGGCACTGCTCTACAAGTGCATGGTGTGCAGTAAGCCTGTCGAGGGCTTCTACTCGCGCCATGGCGACCAAGGGACGTGCTCTGGTGCCTGTATGAAAGTGCAGGACGCCAAACCTCGTTATCCCGAGCACTCCGAGGAAGAGTTCCTTAAGCGCTTTAATTTGTAAGGAGAGCGTCATGTACGTCCGATACAAATTCCAAAACGCGTCCTTGATCTCTGAGTGGCGACTATGCGCGAATTGTTATCGGATGTTCTGCCTCAATATTCACACATACATTGTGTGCACAAAAGACGACATGACGTTCCACATCCACGTGCGGTGTCCGCCACTCCACGAGTCCATCATCAATGAAAGGAAATGACATGCTCGGAAACATCCAATGCCACGCTTGTGGCGAGTACATCCCACTTAACGGGTATGTTCTGGTGAACGTCGAGGGCGAGGTTGAGCAAAACTTCCACGCCGTGTGCTACTCGAAGACGTTCGCTGGCCGACTTGGACTGCCGCCAACGCGCATCTACCAACCACTAGGAGACAGCGATGTTACTATCTATTCATGCTTTGATAGAGAAAAACAAAATAAGTGACACGCAACTCTTCCGCACGGCCTACGTGTGGTCGTTCGGGAAAGATGCCAACGTGTCGGGTGATGTGCTCGCGTTCCGTGTGCAGGGCGCGATCCCGCTCTATGTGCGCCTCTACATGGGCTACATCCACAGCCTTGAATCTCTGTAAGAGAAAAGCCACCAATCGGTGGCTTATTTTTATTCCTCTTCGTGCTCATCCCTGCACTTGCTACAGTTGTATGCACCGACTCCCGACTGATTGTGCTCTCTGCATCCCCATGAGTGTTGAACCTCTTCGCACCCACATTCAGTGCAGTTATCCTCGGGTCGCTGATAATGATGAAATTTGATGAGTGATGATATGGTCTCGTGGATGTTCATGATTGCTTTATTGATTGATAAACGTTCATATCCCTAGTGCGTTATTCTGGCGGGTGATAAGAGCATCGAGTATTGCTATCTGCTCCGTGAGTGCGTTGATGTTTCCTATGTGCCACTCAAACGGAGCAATATCGTGCATTTCGATAATCTGCGCGTGAATAAGTCCATCTTTTTTCATCCTTTCCCGTATCTCCCTCCGCTCGGCATCCCGTCCACGCTGTTCTGCGTGAGTTCCCGCAACCTCAATGGCCTCTCTAAATCCACGGGCGTAACCTTCTTGGTCTGCTTTGGAGAGTTTGGAGAGCCACCAATCGGCAATGGCAATGGCGTTTTTATCGGTATAATAATCGTCGTAACAAATATCTTCGCGCGCCTTCATCCACTCCACTCTCAACTCTTGTACTGTTTTATTTTCCATATTAGTCTTTAGTGAGTAATTCGGGGTGCTCGTAAATGTTCCCGATGACTTCAACTCCATGTGCAATGAAAGCGCATAAACCACACACATCTCCGTCTATATTTTTATAGCAAAACATACCATCATCAAAATATACTGGTAGATTTCCAACGTCATAAAAAATAATATCCCCCTCCCATATTTCTTTCTCGTTCACGTCCGTCATTCCAGTGAATTGCATGAGGATATACTGCCCATTCTCGTCATCAAGTTTCTCCCATTTTGGGTGCATAACTCTTTCATCTTTTGCCCACGCCCTCAGTTTGATTTCTCTCATACATTCTCATTAACTTCTAACCGATAGGGCAACCACCTGTCCTCTCCGTCCACGCCGAGCTTGTTGAGGGTTTGGGAGATTTTGACGATTGCGTGCTGTGCTGTTTCTGCTTCGATGCCATCCTCAAGGCCGTTTGTGGTGCGGTGTTGAAAGATGAGGGATATGTTTTTAATCATTGTCTCTTTTGGATAGGACCACTAATAATGCGAATAGCACAGTAAAGACAAAGACGGTAACCATGGTGGAAGCTAGCCTTAGATAAAAAATATCATCTGTCCAAATAAATCCAATGACAGAAACTAAAAACGATAAAAAGAAGATGGTAAACGTACTATCGAGAAATAATTTTAATATTTTGTTCATGTTTTAATACGATTGGTTTTTATTTTAATTACACAGACTTATTCGGGGGAGGGTAGTTTGCGCTTCTCACTACCAACAACTACTCAGCCTTTATTTTATGTCGCGCCCAGACTCGACATCTCCCCCAACGTCATCTGTCCACCATCATTCGACATAGTCGTGTCTATCAACCATACGCTGAGAGGATTGCAAGATTGGCGACTATTCCGATTCGCGGGAACGTATACTTGTCAGCGACCCAAGCGGTATTCTTTGTATTTCCGCTTGTTCCAACGAATATGAGGAGGTGGGAGGGGCTAGCTTCTGTGTGACTCTTGACTCTAAGTATTGGCTATCACATTGCCTTGCTTTTGAGCTTTGAAACCTCCCCCCTCTCACCTCCCCATTGTGGGGACTACCTACAATCTTTACATCTCCTCTGCCAATGTATACTAAGTGGCTTGTTTGTTTACATCACTTCTATCAATGTATACTAAGTGGCTTAGTTTTTTCTTTGTCATATCTAGTTACTCTTAATCTTTTTGAAGAGGTCGGAGAGGGCTTCGTTATAGTCGTAACAATAATGGCTCTCATCATGTACGGTGCTCATGAATCCACAAATTGAGCATTCTCCATTGTCCCAAAAATAGTCCTTCATAATCCCCTCCATCATCTTCACAATCTCCTGCGTCCGTTCCCGTTTTCCTCGCGCGATGAGGTCGTTGGTTTTCTCTTCGTCCCAGTCGGAGTTTTCTTTGAGATGGGTGTGATGTTCGTCGAGGATTTTATTCAGTTCTTCATTCCAATCAAACATCTTTTTACTTCGCAATCTTTCTGATGGCTTCATACTGCAAAAATCTTAAACGCTTGTAATAGTGACCACTCCTTCGGCTTGCAATTTGCTTTGATAAGTCCTTCAATCGAGCGGTCAGTGTGGAGTAGAGGTGATGCGTTGCGTCCGTATTTCTTTTTGATGATGTCTGACTCATAGTCGGACATTTTTTTGTTTGTTGTTGTCATTTTGCGTGATGTATCCCTTAGCTTTTAAGATTTCGTGCGTTATACGTCAATTTTGAGACAAATGGCTCTGTTAAGCCGTTATTTTCTATCTTTTCCAGATTGCGTAGCCATGATGGTCGCGATCATCTTCGACAACGCGCACATAGCGATGATTAGAGCATTTTCGGCACCGCATGAGCTTTCTGTCGGGGTACTCAACCACGTCATCGCACGTAAAGCAGTAGTAGACGAACGGCATCAGGTCTTCAGGCATGAACAGTGGGTCTATAAATCTCTCCAAGTATTGAAGATTATTTATCTTGCGCCCACTTTCATCTACGACGGTATACTCTGAAACCATAGACTAGTATTTTACTTCTGAATGTCGGCCAGTGTGCCCCCAGTTCTTTCCGCATGCGCAATTCTTTGGCACCTTCAATCCAAGCGCTTTCTCGATTGCCACCCGGCACCATGAGGTTATCTCCATGTGCTGTGCTTCTGCTGTGAGCGCGATGTCGCGTTTCATTGCGGGCGATACGCGCACGTAGAGCGCCTCGGTCATTAGTTCTTTTCTTGTTGTCACGTTGGTTTTTGTCTACCGCAAATTTGCGATAGTTTTTTCTTCGATAATAATAGCGCCGGGCACGACTACCCCCGCTTTCAGTGCTTCTTTCACTTTCACCTCATCCACAACGAGATACTCGCGAGGGATTAAGTTGATATCAGTGATTGAGAGCTTTTTGACCGTTCTGTACTGCACTGCGCCCATCGCTGTCTGTACACTCGCGCTAGTGTCGGGAAGTGCAGCGAGCTTGTTGACGACTGTCTCTACCTTCATTGTGCCTTTCTCTGCGCGTGCGAGGAGTTGAGCTTCTTTCTTTGCGCGCTCGGCTTCTTGATGCGCGTTGTAGGTGAGGATTTTCGACTTGAGCGTTGCGACAATATTTGCACACGCATCTTCGAGTGGCTTCCAGCGTGCGCGCTCAGCCTTGAGCGCTTCATTGAGTGGGGCGGTCACCTTCTCTTTTTCTTCCTTGGCGCGATCGGCGAGCTTGTTGGCGTTTGAGAGGAGAGTGACTGCCACGCGGAGCGTCTCATCATCGGCGATGACGTGCGCGATGGCGATTGCTTCGTTATCGGATACTTGGGCTTTGATTAAATCGGTGGACATAATGTTGTTGTTAATTGCTATGTGTCTATACTACCGCAAGCGCAAGCTGTTAGCAAGCGGTGGGGTGGGGATAATTTTTGTATCACTAATATCCCCAGCAAAGCGCACGTCGACTTCCACGCGAGGATTGGCACGATCTATATTTCCCGTGGTGTACGTCGTCGAAAGAATATACTCGTCGGTATCGTCGGGCCAACAACCATATGACGTTACTGCATCGCAAAAAAACTTCTCATGGACAGCGAGGACGTTCTGCCTATCGCCTGAGCGCGAGTCCTTGCGATAAAGTGTGAAGTGCAGCGTCACGGGTGTCGGCAGGCGCAGTCCTTCAAGTTGTGTGCGCATGTGCTCCCGGTAGCGACGCTTTAGGTCGGCATAGAGAAAGAACGACCAGTTCGGGTAGTTATTAAGATTTAAGATAACGAGCTTGTCAGCTTTGGTCTTTCTCGGGAGCGTCACGGTGAGTGGCAAAATAAACTTCATGAGCCGCTGGGCAGGTATCGAACATGCCTTATCTCCATATGACAGCGGCGACGCACTAGAACGCTACTTCTGGTAAGCCCTCATCGGTTGGGTACATCTCGTTGAGTGTCTGGTCAACCTTCCAATTCTCATCACGCTCTGCTTTGCGTGAGTCGATTAGGTGGTGCTCGGTGATGTACTCAACAAGCCAAACATTACACTGGGCAAAAAAGATTTTCCATTCTGGCTTTGACACCTCCTTGCGCTCTCCTGTTTTCTTATCTACCTTGTGTACGTACTCAGGATAGCCATTGATAGATTTCTTTTCATGGAAATCATAGAAGAATTTCTGTACCTTTTTATCATCTTGTACCACGGTGATTCCTTTTCGTGGGCTTTTTGTTTTCTCGTCAACAAAGGCATACGGAGCAAGGGTGACCTTTTTGCTGAGATCAATGGACGGGATTTTCTTCATTAAGTCTTCTGCATAATCGGAGAGAGTCTTGATGCTGATCGCAAACGCATCCTCGCCATCTACAATGGTGATAATCAGATTCTTTCCGTAATCGCCATCATAAAATTCGATTCCCGTGATCATTCCGTCTATCTTTTCGTAGTGTTTCTCCCACTTCGTTCCGCTATTTTTCTTGTCTGGCGATACCCAATCTCTACGTTTTGCGCCTGGTGTATCTTCTGTGACAACCATGCGAAACGATGCGTTTTTAACACTTCCATCTGCTTCTGTTTCGTTTCCTACATTGAGGTATGTACCTTTTTCTCTTTGTTCATATAACATATATTTTTTTGTACTTAATTTTTTAGTAGTATATCGACCTTCACACATTCTACACCATCGGTGTGCTATCGCAAGCGGTAATGTGGGGATAAGTCTACATCTTTAATTGCCAGCATTATTTGATAGGCGACTTGCGGGACAATCGCATTGCCGAGAGCTTTCAGTCGAGGGGTTCTGTCTTTGGAGTAGTCTTTTTGGATTTCCGCAGTCGCCAATGCAACTTCATGTGACATGAGTGACAGAGCGTCTTTATGTTCTCGGGCGTATTGTTCGTTATATCTATGTCCTTGTGGTGGGCATCCAACTTCTTTGTTGCGCCACACATTTCGCACGAAAGCGTCTTGAACTTCTTGGCTTTCGAACGAAAGGCCGACGTGCTCTTTGGGTGCAAAGACGAATTGCCACAAGACTGTGAACAAGTACTCCTTGTTTTGTACCGTGTTGAATCTTCCAATACTCCATTGAAACGCCTCCGATTGAAAACCTTGCCACAAATGGGGCAAGTCTTGTCGGGTAATTTTATTGAAGGTCGTGGCATACTTGGAGTATATCCCATCACTCATATCTTTGTCCAATCCTCGGGGAAGCCCATTAAATACTCCACAAAGCTCGGTTGCAACTTCAAGCCAGTTTTTGTTCCATTGGCTACCACTGCGTGCAACTGTCCTTTTTTCAAAGCCCTCTCGTTCGTGTCGTCGAATCCTCCCTGCGTCGGTGTCGGAAGTAGACCCATCATCTTGACTGCGTCGTTCAGTGTCAGTTGTGCATGTTGGCCGCTCGGACGTATGGGCTTCCACTCTTTGCTCGTCCCCCTGTCCATGTTCGAGTCTGCGGTTGGCAACAATCCAGACCCTATCTCTCCTGTGCGGGGCGTTGACGGATACAGCTGGAATAACAAACGCTTGGACTTCGTAACCTTCGTTTTCCAAATCAGCGTAGATTTGTTCGAGTACCATTCCTTCGTTCCAAGTAAGTAGGCCGCCAACATTTTCACCGACGACCCAACGTGGGGAAGTTTCTCGAATAACTCGTAGCATCTCTGGCCAGAGGTGGCGATCATCCTCCGTACCTCGTCTTCGTCCGGCTTGGGAAAAAGGCTGGCAGGGGAATCCGCCCGTGAGGATGTCCACCGTAAATCTTCCACAGCCTGTGGAAGATTTACGGAGTGTTTGCTCCCCGGCTTCTGCTGAGTGCTCTTGAGATTCCCCGTGAATGTGTCCGCAACCGATGGTGTCGGCAGTAAGTTGTCTGATGTCGCCATGAATTTGTGAGTTAGGCCAATGCTTTTTAATAATTGCTCGCGAGAATGGTTCGTAGTCACAGAAGACGTGGTTCACTTCTCCGAACGCCCATTCTGTTGCAAGCGCGAATCCTCCAATACCAGAAAATAGGTCTAGGTGATTCATATATTCTCCTTAGCGTATAACTCCATGCTCTTCCTCGCGCTCACGCAGTCGCCCAAAAACTTCAAAATGTCCATCGTCGTGCGCTTGGTCTCAAAG